ACAGGTACATTAGATGGTACACAAACACATAAATTAGTTTTAGAAGGTTTGTTTGGACCACATAAGAATATCACAACAAGTAAAGAACTCATTGACCGTGGTGATCTTGCAAACATATCAATTGATATACTATTGCTTAAACACAAAGAAGAAGATTGCAAAGAAGTATGTAAGATGAAGTATCAAGATGAGGTGGATTGGATTGTAACATCATCGCGTCGGAATAAATTTATAAAGAATTTAGCCATAGATCTAAAAGGTAATACATTAGTATTGTTTCAGTATGTGGAGAAGCATGGTGAACCTTTGTTTAGACTAATAGATGAGGCAAGTGATAATAAGAGAAAAGTATTCTATGTCAGTGGTAAGACACCTGCGGATACACGTGAAGAGATAAGAGCTATAACTGAATCAGAGTCTAATGCTATATTAGTATGTTCTTATGGTACATTCTCTACCGGTATCAATATTGTTAACCTACATAATATCATATTCGCCTCTCCATCTAAATCTCAGATAAGGGTACTACAATCTATTGGTAGAGGATTAAGAAAATCTACACTTGATACTAAGATATATGACATAGCTGATGACCTACATTGGAAATCTAATAAGAATTATACACTCAACCATGCCGCGGAACGCGTCAAAATATACTCTAAAGAAAGATTTAAATTTAAGATGCACGAAATTAAATTGTTATAAATACTATTATGGATAAAGACCCACACGCAGTTTTAGAAGACATACCGGTTAGACTATACAAGCTCATATCAGGTGAGACTATAGTTGCATACACACATGATTTAGATGATGAATCAGCTGGTGCACATATTGGTATTGAAGAACCAATGAAGGTAATAGTTGAAGAGGATAACCATTATGTTATGACTCCTTGGTTACCATTTGCAGATCAGAAATTACATGTCCTGGATGACTTTAATGTGATGATTACTTCAGAGGTAAATAGTGATGTTAAGGCACATTATATGAAGATCATCTTAGATGAGATACAGACTGATAATGATATGATAGCTGAAAGGATGAGAACTATGAAAGGTAACGCTACTACCCATTAGTATACTGTCCCCCCGCAAAGATACTCTTTTATTATATCATACTTTTATAGCAATGTACACACTTTACCGCAAATAAATATGCAAATAACCTCACACGCAGCAGACAAAGTATCTGGAATGAAATCCGGAGATGAACATCTACGTGTTTATATCACAGGTGGTGGATGTTCAGGTTTTAATTATGGTTTTATATTAGATGAGAAGATGATAGATGGTGATTATATTCAAGAGAAAAATGGTATGGAAGTACGTATTGATCCAATGAGCTATCAATACTTAGAAGGAATAACAATAGATTATTTAGAAGATCTACAAGGATCACGGTTCCACGTGACTAACCCCCAAGCAAAAACAACATGCGGATGTGGCTCTAGCTTTTCAATATGAAAAAACTATATAAGAAAATGAAACTATATACAAAATTATGGTATAATACTTATATCAAAAAGGTAAAATCAAGAGACGACCACTTTATTTACTAATATGATTATTCTAGGTATTTCGCAGGGGTTTCACGACGCCGCAGTTTGTTATATAAAAAATGGAGAGATTACACACGCTTCTCATTCTGAAAGGTATAGCAAGATCAAAGGTGACAAACACATACACAATGATCAGTATCTCCCACATGATAAGATAGCTTATTATGAAAAACCCTTTAGTAAAAATATAAGACGAATAATCACCGGCCAATCATGGCAATCAGTTGACATTGATTATGATCAATCCTTTCCCCACCACAAATCTCATGCAGCTGCAGGTTATTATACAGCTCCGTTTGACGATTGTAATATTATTGTTAATGATGCAATAGGCGAATGGGATACAATATCAATATGGGATAACATGAAGAAAATTCATTCATGGAAGTACCCATATTCATTAGGCTTATTGTATTCAGCTATTACTCAAAGCATTGGGTTAAAACCAAATGAGGAAGAATATATTACAATGGGCATGGCAGCTTATGGTGAACCTATACACAATTTAGAACCTTACTTAGAACAAAACAATCACTATGGCATTGGTAAATTAGAGGGTAGAAAAGAAGACTTAGCTGCATCAGTCCAAGCATTGTTTGAAAAGAAATTATTAGAATTAGTTGACATGTGCCCTAAAAAGAATATTATATTAATGGGCGGATGTGCATTAAACTGTTTAGCTAATTCAAAAATTAAAGGAAAGAATATATGGATCATGCCAAATCCTGGAGATGCAGGTAGTTCTTTAGGTGCTGCTGCATTAATGTATGGTAAGAAATTAAATTGGAGAGGACCTTACCTTGGTTATAATATTAATAAAGAAGTAAATCCTAAGGATGTTGTAAAGGAATTATTAAAGAATAAGATGTGTGGTATTGCACATGGTAAAGCAGAGTTTGGTCCACGCTCATTAGGTAACAGATCTTTGATTGCAGATCCTCGTATAAATAGTATAAAGGATAAAGTAAATGAAGTGAAGTATAGAGATAAGTTTAGACCATTTGCTCCTGCTATATTAGAGGAATATGCCCATGAATATTTTGAAGGACCAATGAATGAGTACATGCAGTTTGTAGCTACATCAAAACATGACTATTCAAGTGTTACCCATGTTGATGGTACAGCTAGAGTGCAAGTTGTTAAGGAAGATTGCCAAAGTATACTAAGACCTATACTAGAAGAATGGTATGATAAGACTGGTTGTCCTATGTTATTAAATACATCTTTAAATATTAAAGGTCAACCTATAGTGAATGATGAGAATGATGCAATAAAATTTATGGAAAGGAGTAGTATACGTGTCTTCTAAAAAAGAATTAGTAGTTATGGGTGATAGCTTTTGTATTGATTATATTAACATGCGTAATCTGATGCATGATAATTATAATGGAGGGCGGTATTTATTATTTGATCCCGATCTAGATAAAGTAAGGGAATTTAAATGGCCCCAACAAAAAACTTTTCCTATTTGGGGAGAGATAGTTGCAGAAGAATTAAATTTAAAACTTGTCACTTTAGGACAATCAGGCACTGGCACCGATTTTCATTTTGCTGGGGCATTAGATTATATTATTAATAACAAAGAGAATATTGAAAAAGTTATAATTTCGTGGAGCAGTTTTGGAAGATTCGATTTTGAAACATCCGCGTCTACTAAGTTGTATGCACACCACCCCTGGCCCTGGCGGTCAGTTAACGGAGCATTACTTAAGTTTAATAAGTTGATGAACAACAAAACAGCTGATGATTTATTAAATGCTGCAAGAGAAGCCAATGCGTTATCGTTTGAAGTAGGAATAAATAATTTTTTTAGACACGCATATGTACTTCAAAATCTGTTAGAATCATATGGCATAGACTACCATATGATTCAATCTCTGCATGACGCACACGCTTTCCCTAATAAGTATGATACCCTTGAAGGAGGTTACACCGAATACGCTAAACACCTTCTTAAAAACCCGTATTTTGATTTAATAAATGATAATAAATTTATAGGCTGGCCCGGAATAAAAACCCTTGGTGGATTTACGATGGTTGACTTGATATGGACAAGAGATAATAAAAATTTTATTAGTAGTATGGATAACCACCCAAATGAGAATGGTATGAAAATAATAGCAAAAACAATCTTAGATAACTTATTATGAAAAATTGTACATTTCCATGGACAGGCATGGTTATTAATCCACAAGGGTATATTACACTATGCTGTATGCAAGATAATCATAGCAAATTTACTGGTGCACATATATCTGAAGTAAATGATTTAATTGAATACTTTCATGGTAAAGAATATAATGATATTAGACAAGAATTTGAAGAAAAAGGTTGGAGAAATATACCGCAATGTTCTACCTGTAAAAAAATGGTTGATAAAGAAGTGTGGATGCAATATCAACAGTCACAGCAATATGATCCCTATATTAATAAATTACAATATTTAGAATTTACTACAAGTAATGTTTGTAATCAAATGTGTGTAACATGCAATAGCTCATTTAGTAATCAGTGGACAGCAGACATGGAAATTAAATTTGGCAGAAATATATCAGATAAGAGACATATTCTTACTAATAACGATGTTAATAAAATATGTGAATCATTAACAGATTTAAAAGACCTTAATATAAAAGGTGGAGAACCATTTGCTGATATAAGAAATCATAAAGTTATAAAAAAATTATTTGAAGTTAATGATAAATGTAAAGTTACTATTATTACAAATGGAACTTTAATACCTGAGAGATATATGAATCTTATATTTCAAAATCCTAAACGATTTAAAATTTCGGCTAGTATAGATGCTATAGGAAAAAGATATGAATGGATAAGATCGACTCCATGGGAAAAAACTGATAACACATTAAAAGAATTATATTATCAAACGGGAATTAAAGCAGATATAAATCCGGTTTTAAGTATATATAATGCAGCTCATTTATCAGACATCAGTAATTGGATTAATGAATCTGAATATATTGAAGATAATTATAGCTGTTCTAATCAAGTACATTACCCCCTTTGGTCTAATGTTGAATATGTGTTTACTCAAGAACAATTAGATTCACTTCACCTTTCATTTTATATTAAATCTAAATTTAATGAAAAACATTATAAAGATTCTGTTAAATATACAAAAGTTATGAATAAAATTAGAGGATTTGATATGGATATATGGGGTGACATGGGATGACTTTTAACAAATTATATAAAGACAAAAAATTAAGAGCTTGGATAGACCTATCTACTTATTGCAATGCTGCTTGCCCACAATGTCATAGAACAAATACAAGAACAGCCAACAAAGTTGATTGGCTTCCTCTTATACAATGGTCTCTTGAAGAATTTCAAACAGCATTTCCTGTAAAAACAATGGAGCATATTAAAAGCTTTCAATTGTGTGGATCATTAGGTGATCCTATGATGAACAAAGACATATTTGAAATTTGTGAATATATTATTAATAATTCTGATTGTTATATAGAAATTAATACTAATGGAAGTATGCGAGACACATTTTGGTGGACACATTTAGGATATGTTATAAAAGATAGAGGCAGGGTTTATTTCTGTGTAGATGGAATTGATCAAGAAATGCATGAATTATATAGACAAAAAACAGATTTAGATAAAGTTTTAGACCATGCAGAGGCTTATTCTAAATATGGAATTTCATCAGGATTCACAATTGTGTTTAAACATAATGAAGATTATATAAAAGAGATATATAAATTACTGTATGATAGAATTGGAAAAGAACATTATCATATATTTGTTCCAACAGACAGAGCTTATCACATTGACAAATTTGAGTTTATTGACCAGCATGGAAATTCAAAATATTTAGAACATAGCCCTAAATATGGTCGAGGTTTANAACGTGATTCATTTGAAATAANGGGTATATCATGAGTAAAACACATTGNAAATGGATGGAAGNTGATGAACAGATGTTGGTNAATCCAACAGGAGAAGTTATTCCATGTTGTTATCTTTCAGCTTATTTTAGAATTGGTCAAATCACACCAAAAACTGATCCTAATACTTGGGAATTTGATCACCTTGAAGATCAGCTTTATCATAGAGATCGAGTTGATAATCATGTTAGTAAAGAGTATCTTTATAAAGAATATGTAAAAAGAAAACATGAGCTTAATATATTTACTAATGATTTAGAGGATATATTAGATAATGAATGGTTTACTAAAATCTTACCAGAATCCTGGGAAGATCCAGACAAAATCGCCAGCCCGTGTCTAAGAATTTGTACTGATTGCGATACCCACCGTAAGTATGATTGATAATGACACCTTGTAATGCTCCATTTAATAATATGTACTTTACCGTTCGTGGTAAGGTTTCACCTTGTTGGAAAACCACTGGTGGTTGTGATCAGTGGTCAGTAGATAGATCTGTTAAAGACATATGGTTTGGTAATAAATTTCAAATGTATAGAGATGCATTAGAAGAAAATAGATTTATTAATCGTTGTAAGGAATGTGAAAAGAATATTAATGAAGGAGTCTGGCCGCTAGCTAAAGCGTATGAAGATTTTCCTATTAATCAATATCCAAGCTTAATGGAACTTGAATTAAGTAATCAATGTAACCTTGAATGTATAATGTGTAGTGGTGAATTGAGTAGTGGCATACGTAAAAACCGTGACAAGCTTCCACCTTTGCCTATGATCTATGATGATTCATTTAGAGAACAACTACATGAGTTCATTCCTCACCTAACTGAATTAAGGTTTAATGGTGGTGAACCATTTGCTCAAAAGATTGTATTAGATATATGTGATGATGTTGCTCGTATCAATCCATCACTAAAAATTAATGTGGCAACGAATGGTACAGTAATTAATAAAAGAGTTAGGCATATTATGGAAAATAATAATTTGCATATTAATATTTCTATTGATAGTTTGATATCATCTCGTTATGAAGAGATTCGAATCAATGGTAATTTCGATAAGCTTATGATGAACACTACTAAATTTTATCAATATTGCAAAGATAATAATAGTGAGTTATCTATTATGGTTAATCCTATGAGAAATAATTGGGAAGAGATGGTTCACTTTGTGGAGTTCACCCATGGTCTGAATGCAAATTTGTGGTTCAATACCATACTCTATCCTAAACAATATGCCATATGGAATTTACCAACCAACGAATTAAAAGAAATATACAATACAATGAAAGATCAATTAACCAAGCTTGATAAATCATTAAAAACTTATAGTGTATTCGAACATTTAGTAGAGAAACAAATAAAGAATTGGCTATTAGATAGCTATATTATTTAAAATAAGTATGTACTTTTTAATAAAGTATGTTATAATGGTAATACATTTGAACTAATAGGACATATTATGCCTGAGAAAATTAAACCAAGAGACAAACCCCATTACGTAAACAATAGAGACTTCTCATATGCAGTGGTCGACTACGTCACAGAAGCAAATCAAGCTAAAGAAGATGGAGAAAAGAATCCAGTTGTACCTGATTATATTGCTATATGCTTTATGAAGATCTGTGAAGGTCTATCCCATAAGCCAAACTTTGTACGATATACATACCGAGATGAAATGGTTATGGATGGTGTAGAGAATTGTTTGAAAGCAATATACAATTATAGAATAGATGCATCTACCCGTACAGGTAAGCCAAATGCATTCTCTTATTTTACACAGATAGCTTACTTTGCTTTCATTCGTAGGATTGTTAAAGAGAAGAAGCAAACCGATATCAAGTTTAAGTTTATGGAACAAGCTAACATAGAAGACTTTATGGCTAGCATTGATATTAATAATCCTATTGACCAATCATTCCTTGATACACTTCGTGAGAAGATATCTAAGATCAAAGAGACTGATACTGCTATTAAAAAGTTTGATACAGAAGAAAAAGAAAAAATCAAGAAAGGATTAGAATTACATATGTCATATGCATAAGATATATATTACCGGTATTGCTGGTTTTATAGGATTTCATTTAGCTAAGAAATTAGTGAATGAAGGTTATGAAGTTGGAGGTTGTGATAACTTTAATGCTTACTATGACGTACAGTTAAAACGTGATAGACAACGGATACTAATAGATGAATTTGATGTCTATATCGATCCATATAGTTTAGATACTCAATATTGTGGTGCATTAAATCCGTTAAAAGAACCGGTTGTACATGACTATGATGCTGTTGTTCATTTGGCTGCTTACGCTGGTGTCAGACATTCTTTAGATCACCCTCAAACATATATTGATAATAATATAACTGGTACTCAACAACTGATCTCAACTTGTGAGCAACTTGAAATACCTGTGGTATATGCTTCATCATCTTGTGTAGATAGTGACTTACTTAATCCATATGCATGGTCTAAGTTTGTTAATGAAAAACAATTTCAAGCTTCTAAACTGTTAGCCGCAGGCTTAAGATTTTACACAGTCTATGGTGAATACGGCAGACCAGATATGGCTCTAGGTTTATTTGCAGAAGCAATAGCTCAAGGTAAACCTATTGATGTATATAACCACGGTGATATGCAAAGAGACTTTACGTATGTGGGTGATTTAGTTGATGGTATTCACATTATATTAGAGAATCTATTACTCACTCCAGCAATAAATCATCATGAGATCTATAATCTTGGTACAGGTAAGAGCAATGAGCTAATGGATTATATAGAATGCTTAGAGAATGAATTAGGTAGAGTAGCACAAAAGAATTATTTGCCTATGCATCCAGCAGATGTCAAATCAACACAA